CCTCTCGTCTTTTCTGTCCTCCTTCAAGACCTCAAGCTTTTCCTTGAACTCCTTGTCATCCTCCTTGAATCCAAGAGTGGCCTGAGCCTTAATCATTTCGATCTCCTTTCTGAACTCGTGCTTTACACTTTCGAGCTGAGCCTCTAACTGATTCTTGAGCTGCATCTCCTGAGCCTTCAGCTGCGCCTCCATCTGCATTTCTTGTTGTCTAGCCTGAGATGTAGCCTGAGCCGAAGCCTGCTGGATCTGAGCTTGCTGCTGAGAATTCTGCATAGCCATCTGTTGGTTCATGGCGATTCGCTTCTTCCTGCGCACAATCAAAAGTCTTTCTGCTTGGTTGATGTCTTTGAGCTGACGAACTGCAATAGCGTCCTCCAGATCGATTTCTTTTTGAGACAGCGCAATCTGAATATTCTGTTCAAGGTACTGACGCTCAGCCTCTTCCATCTCCTTCACTACGCGGACACCGAAGTTGTACATAGCTAGATTCTTGAAAGAGCTAAGCACTTTCATGTTTTCCTTGCCGATGGCGTTTTCATAGATTCTATAGAGGATAGAATCTGGGTGAATAACCTGAACGCACTTAACGATGTCTGTACACACCTTCTTGTACAGCATCATGGATGAATTAGTGATATCGTAAATGGCGTTGTTTGCAGCGGCAAGAGCCTGCTGTCTAACACCAACAAGAGCATCAGTCTTAGGTGAGCTAGCATCCATAACTTCGTTGATTCCCGTAGCGTCACGGATCATACGTAAGTAGTGGTTGTATAAACCAATAAGCTCGTTAATGTTACGAATGCTGTTACCGATCTCTCTGATTGGCGGATTCTGAAATCCACCCTCTGGATTCTTGCTTCTGTAGTAGAAGACACCAGTCTGCTCGTAGATATCGTGTAGCTCAAGAGGTTGCAACTCTCCGCCCTTCCCCAACTGCACGTTCTCCAAACCCTCAATGTCAATAATGATGCCATCGGGCTTAGCTTTGGCTACGGCCTGCTGGATCTTCAGGTGAGTCAGCTGAAGCTGGTCTGCAAATCCAATGCAACTATCCACCATGGATTTGGGCAGCATATCCATGAGATTTGTCGCAGAAGCGGAGTAGGAAAGATTAGCCCTGGTTATGTCGTGTACATTCTTAGGGATGTTCTTCTTTCTTCCGTAGTCAAATATGTAGTCAGTGCCAAGGATGTAAGAACCCCCATATATAGAGGCAACCTCCAGTTTAGAAACCTCTCTATTGAACACTGAGTTTATTGGGCCTCTGTAGTTCTCCCCTTTGGAGTAGAATCCAACGTTTCCGTACTTGCTTTCTTTTGATTCGAAGTATTCACAATCCACGGAGACAAACTCAAAATCGAGGACACCAACCTTGTATTCATCAAACCCCCTAACGGTAGAGTTGGTCTTTTGATCGTAGGCCGTCTGGTTCAACTTGTCTTTGTCGTAACCGTACTTCTTCTGGGCTTGAGAGGCAATCTTCTTGAAGTCTTCTTCGTTGAATTGATCACCAACAATTCTTCTTAGCTCTTGAATGCTGACATATTTTACATGACCAGCGTATACCAAATCATCAAAGTTTGGGTCTTCGGTGTGACTATGAATAAAAGCGGACGGGTCTACGTATTCAGTCTTAATGCCGTACTCTGGGTCGTTTGTTCTTTTTACGACAGCCATGCCGAGAATCGTGAGATCATTAACGCATCTCCTCAGAGTGGTGTCGTTGAAGTTATTCCACTCCAGCGTCAAGTTCGTGGCAATCTGTGCGGCAATCTCCGAGGAAGACTTAATATTATTTCCGATGAAAATCTCTGCCTCCTCCAAGGTTTCTGGGATATCCTTCGACTTCATACCGACCGAAACGCCAGTCTTTTCTTCGATCTTGGCTAACTGTTCTTTAGCCTGAATCATCATCTCAACCTTTCTGCGCTCTCTGTCTTTATCAGAAGAAGACAGGGGGTCAACAGCCTCAAGATTCGGGTAGGGACTCAAGGAAAGAATCTTATTTACAACAATCCTAACAAACTTGGGCAGGATTGGAACTGGAGTAAAGTCCAGGTTGAGCATGCTCCCATCCCCATTGTTTGGGTCTAAAGAAGTGAGGAGAGACCTGTAGATGCTAGTATCCTGGGTGCCGTTTGCATATCTCCTATTCTTTTCGAAAGTATTCTTTCTGTTCTTGTAGCTCGACCCGTCCTGATCTATTCTTCCCCATTGGTGATATATGGACTTAGCATATTTAAGCCCATACTTAGACGAAAGCTTCTCCTCCATGGGAGCAAGCGGGTCAGGAAAGCTAGAGGATTTATTGTCGTTACTATACATTGCAGTGAGTGGAGTATTTTAACTCAATGCAAATATAGTAAAACTAGGAGTGCCAAAGTTTTGGCTTAAATGTTCGGAAAAACTGCTTTTCCTCGAAGCTGGCTTTTGGCTTTTCTTTTTTAGCTTTTTGCGCAGCAAGCAAGGCCAAGCCTGAGCTAATAGTCAAGTCAAACTTAGTTCGTTTGTCGATCTTGTAACCTATCCAATCTTCTAGCGTCCTGTTGAAGTACATGTTGCCTAGCTGATCCGTCTCAGCCCTTATGCCAACATAATCGTGGATGTAAGCTTCAATTGCCTGAGCATGAGACTGAATAACATCTTGAGAGTTAGATGGTATGCCTTTTGTCCTGACGTTTGAAGACGAGTTTGGATTCCTAAGAAATTGGGGTCTGTCCATTAAGTAGCCGTCATAACCTCTTGATTCAAAGTATCTTGCAATCCCGTACTTGTTGTTCTCTATAAGTAGTGGGTACCCATAGAAAAAAGCACACATGAGCACATCTTCATAGAAGATGCTAGCTAGATCTGGACGAGAGGCATACTCAACCACAAACATGTTAGGAGGAACCTGCATGTTAAATTTGTTGTACATGTGCAATGCTCCCTTAGACCCCCTTCCATCTACAGTAGCATCAAGATCGTAAGAGTCAACACCGCCCACGCCAAGATGACCGTTAGACGGAACCTTCTTTCCCCTTTCCTCTCGTTTTATGTTTCTGAGATCTGAGGGGGGCATCCATGAAACCCTAAATCTGCCGTTAGGGTCTGGAGAGAAAGCGACCTCTTCGTCCTTCCTCCTCCAAACAAAGTTGCCCTGGACTACTGGGTTGGGATATAGGCTATCATTGTGCTCTATCTGCTGATATATCTTTCCAATGTTGAATAAGCTGCCTTCAATGCTGTCCCTGAACGCTTCATCTTCAGTAAAGGGGAACTGACGAATAATCTCGTTGAGCTCCGACGGGTCGTCCTTGAAGGAATGGCGTTCGTTCTTCAGATAAGCCCTACTCCCCTGGTCAATGACTTCGCCGTCGATACCTATTACGTCACCATGTATGTGTACGCTTTGGGAAGGTTCTTCGATTACTGGGCTTCCGTACTTATCAAAGAAGCCCTCCAGCGCTTCGTAGGCTGGTATAAATATTCTGTAAAGCCCCGACTTTGTTCTACCGTTATTGTTTCTCTCGTTTGGGTCTGAGTCCTGCCATAAACCTTTGTATTCTTCACCACCCTTATTCATGGGGTTTACCGTACTTCCCACTAGAGCCTTGCCTACTACGCGCTTACCAACGATTAGGCATGTACGCTCAATACGCCAGGCCTCTCGGATATCGGTAGGCTTCTCCCACTTACCAGCCTCGTCCAGATAAAGCATGTGAAGCTTCTCACCATCGTATGCGTTGTTCGTGGTGTTCTTCCAGTTGATGACTGTGTTCAATGCATCACCTCGGTAAGACGTCTTATTGTTTTTCGTGATTCGCTTCGAAGGCTCACGGAAGGCTAGCTCCATTCGCGGGTTCGTGGTACCGTCCTGGATGGGCTTGAAGAAGAATGGGTAGCTGCGGAAGATCGCAACCACCTTCTTCATGAAGATGTTTTCCTGAGCGTCTTTACCAGTCTTCGACTGAATGCCCAACAGCTTCTCTTTAACTTGGCTAGCTTCATCAACAAGTACAGCAGAACATATATTGGTGTAACCAGAACGACGACACTTAGTATAAAGCTGACCGAAACAGCGAGGATCAACCTCGCAAGCAGCCATGTGAAGAAAGATGTCTCTTTGGAAAGCAAGGTATGATGGGTATCCGATATCGATTTTAGACCACTGTAAAAACATATAGTGTCTCCCCGTAATATACGTAGGCTCCCCATTGTTGTAAAACCAAACGCCGTCCCTCCTGCGTTGAAACTCTTTCTCGATGTATACACGAAACCTTGATCGAAA